CTTTACTATTACTAGAACCACTATCACTAACATTACTCGTACCACTATTTTTATTAGTTCCACTTGCAGTATTATCCCTTGTCCCACTTCCAGTATTTTTATCTGTACTTGTTTCTGTGCTAGTTCCATTTTCTGTTTTATTTTCGTCAATAGTTCTATTATGCGTTCTTGTAATATTCACATCATACAACGGATTAAATTCTAACAGTGCGCTTTTGTAAAGTTGATTATAATACGGTAAAATTTCTTCTAACCTAGTATTTAACCACAACTTCCAAATGCCGACAGTTTCAGAGCAAATTTCTCTTAAATAATAATGTTTTAAAATTTTCTTGCAAATAACAGCCCTGTAATTTTCGTCGAAAATTTCAGCTTTTGTTGTAAAAATTTTATTCCAGCTATTATTTAAAATTTCGTCAACATCATCACACCCTTTAGAATTTTCAAGTCCAGACTTACTTTCACAGATAAAACGAACCTCAGTTGTATACTTACTCATTTAACACAACCTCACTTTCTCCCTCTGTGGTATCAACACCCTGCCCCTCATAGATATTAATAAAATCTTCTCTGTAATTGACTTCAATATTAGTTCCAAACATTGCATTGATTTTTTCAACAGCTTCTCTTCTGCTCTGCAATCTGGAATACCTGCTTGAAATAGTTCCGCCCTGTGCCTGTGAAGTTTCTATAGCTAACATACGTTCACGCTTTTGTGCTCCAGTGTTATTAATGCCTAAATAGGTCAACGCTTCATTCCAATACATTTGTTTCAAATTATACAATTTATCACAAACATATGGCGCACCAGTTTGTAAGCACTTTAAAGAATTTAAGTCAAGGTTTTTATCGCCAAAAATGAAAGGTGAATTACCATCAAACTCTTTATATAAATTCTTTAAGGTCAATCTCTGTTGTTCTGTACCCTGTATCAGCACTGGTGTTTTCTGTGCATTAGCGTTTACATCTATAATTCTATCCAGGTTATATAATCTTCTTGCAAACATTTTCACCTCTAAAATTGAATTAGTGTGCAAATAGTTATTCCAGATAATTACACTGTTGCTTTCTTTTAACAATTTCTGGTAGTTATTATATCCAGAATAAGCACGCCTTAACACTGGATTTCCGTAAACGTCTAATCTTCCGCTAGGTAAACAGTCTAAACAAAGATTGCCTATTACGTCATCATCAAAATAAACCATAGACCCAGTCTCAAACAAATGTAATTCCAGATACCTTGCATCTACGGTTGGCGGTAAATTTTTCCATTCAAACATTGATACGCTCAACTCTGTTAATCTGTTCAAATACTGCATATATGTTAGATTATTTACAGTAGCACTTTCACCAAACAGTGTTTTTTCTCTTTTTCTGTTACTCATTTATTCACCCCCTGCGGACTGTTGTCTAAACTATAATTCCCTATTTCAGACCCATTTTTCCAAAAAGTAATGCCATTATCGTATATACTGCAAATTAATCTCATATCATCACTGGGAATGCTACCTGTTATTGTGCACCCTATAGTTTTAACATAATTCCAATGTGGACGACTATTTCTGTTTGGAATTTTCAGTCTTTTCACAGCATAACCATAAACAGTGAAATAATCATCAATCATTCTGGCATATTGGGCACTTATGGAACATCTGCCGCCGTAAAAAGATTGTAGTCCACTAGCAACACTATTGTTACCAGTGTTAATACTACCCCTTACAACATCCGCTTGAATTGAAGCCTGATAGCCCTCTGATAGTGCATTCATAACCGTGTTTGCAGTGTTTACAGTAGCACCAGCAACCCCTCCACCTAAATAACCACTTACCATTTTAACACCTGTTTCTGTCACTAATGGTAAAGCGTTTTGTGCTAACCACGCCCGAAAAGCGTCCGTACTCCATGAACACATAGGATAATTAGACAGAGTTAAAGTTTCGTTTAAATTTAGTTCAGCTCCCTTGTAATTACGAGGACGTAATACGCATTGAATAGGCATTGTCATTGGTACTGTTATATTCCATGCCGGTGTTAGGTTTTCAAAAAACTCATACCTTAAATTTAGTGAAGAAGCTCCCGCATTTGTAATGCAATAAAAATTATATGGATATGTGTATAGTTTTTTATTTTTTGGTTTATATCCATCTATTTTCATTTCATCACTTACTGCACCACTTGAACTATTAAATGTATACGCATTTTTTGAAAAAACGATTGTCATTCCCTCATCTGGTATAACTGCACCTGTCGCAATAGCTGGTGCAATATACATAGCTACAACTGCATCTGGTTTTTGAGCGTATTTCGTTAAAAGTGTGTTTATTGATTCCGGCTTATCGAGTGGGTATGCATGTAATGTACACCCACCGTACACACCGTCATAAACTGTGCCGTTGGGAGCTTCATCTGCGTCGCTAACAGCAACAAAAACTGCAAGTTTATTTAGCGCAACAGATAAATCTTTGTAATCGTTAAACACATACTCACCTAAATTCACGTTTTCCGGCTCAATGTGAATTCCAATATTATCTGTTACTGTGTGCTCTCTTTCAACAAAGCACTGTTCTAAACTGTAATCAAAAAACCATGTCTGCATTACATCAATTTCAAATTCAATTTGCGAACATTCGTTGTTTAAATACTCAACAGAAGTGATAAATGCGTAAAACCATTTATTGCCATATGAGGTATTTTGAAACATCATATAATTACAGTCATACAATTTATCAGCTTTTATTCCAACCCTTGCATAACCACGATTAACTCTCTGGTACGTGTAATTATTCAAGTTGTATTTCTGCAATCCCATGAAATAAGCAGCCTGTGCACTGGCGCTTCCAAAATATATGGTATGGTCAAATGTTTTATCTAAAGGAACGTCTTTTAAAATACGAATATTGGTATTAGGCTCGATATACATATATTAACCTCTTTCAAAAAACTCTAGGGCAAGTTATTAGCTCACCCTAGACTGACTATTTACAATTTGTTCATTATTACAGTATCTCCAACTTTGTTATTACTTGTAATGGGTTTAGCTCCCTTATAAGTCTGACCATTAATCTCTGCCAGTAAAGTTATTTCGGTATCTGCTTTTGAAGCTGGAATAATAACCGCGCCGTATTTCTGAATACCAATTCCATTTGTGGTGGTGCTTTCATCCTGTACAAAATGCACACTATTCGGCTCAAGGCTAGCTACGTCTGCATCAGCACTTAACGCAAATACTGTAGCTTCTTCACTGTGGTCTTTGCTGATAATTTCAACTGTTAATGTATCCGGTAAAGTGATTGTTGCTGTGCTCTGAACGAATACAACAGCGTTCGCAAATGGTGAGTAAGAAACAGTTTTCCATGTGTGGTAGAAATAGTTCCAATACAAACCACTAGCCACATACTTTTCAGTGAACTTGTTATTGTTGTCGTAAACTTGAAACCAATTTTCATCAAGCAATACCGCTTTTACGTTTTTCATTAGATTTAACTCCTCTTTGGTAACTGGTTCGATACCGTCAGAATTTTCTCTGATAACGTCAAAACGTTCGTTGTCAAACTCAGACCAACTGTCAATAAGAAACAGTCTGCCCATAAAATCTGCTTTTTCCATGTTGAAAGCTGAAGCAAGAACCGATACATCAAATTCTGCGTTGAATGCTGAATCCATGAAAATAACCTGTCTGTCTTTTGGTGTGTTTGTGCTGACACCAGACTCGTTATAGTTTGATGACATAAACTGTAAAAGGTTTGATGTCGCCCTAAATTTAACAGCGGCATCCGTTAAATCGTCCGCCTGTCCGGTAGAAACCGGAAACATTTTTCCGTGGCTGACAGCTTTAATTAACAGATACTTAAACAGCAAAAATTCGTCATATTCAGCACCAGTGTAAACGGAATCAACGATTTTTGCTATAATGTTCTGCACGCCCTCAATTGAAAGAAAAGCTTGTCGTAAATCTTCATCTTGTATGGTAACCGGGTACATAACCCGCCAGTTCATTGTATGGAATGCGCTTCTCACATCTGGCAGTGTTCGCTGAAATTCTCTTTTTGACGCTTTTTCAACATCAAAATCTACCGCTTTTGCAATTGAAACGAAAATATCTTCAATGCTTTCACCAAATTCAAGATACCCTTTTTTCAAAATTGAATATGGGTTGTTGAATGTTGCACTCTGCATTCGTACAATTGCAATACGATTAACAAGTGCATTAATGAACTGATTCGCAAAAGCCGGTGTACCATAAATTACTGCACCTACTTTTGGAATATCTGTTGTCTTTGTAACTTCTGGCACATTCTGCTGATAATCATAACTGGCATTCTGTCTGATTACGTTAAGAATGTCCATTGTTGTTGCGTTTAATGTGCTAACTGCAATTCTTCTAGGCATATTTAACCCTCCTTAAATAAATCTGAAAATGTTTTTTTCACTTCTGGCTCTGGTTCCGGGTCTAGTTTAGGGTCTGGCTCTGGTTCTTTACTGAAAAAACGATTCGTATAACGTTCTCGCCACAATTTATCATTTTCTTCATATTTTGTTTTCCAGTGCTCACCACCACTTGCTCTTGTTTCTAAGTCGGCGAGCGTGTCACTAACATCTTCAAGTAATGAAATTGTTTCGTCATCAGTGTTATCTCCTACTCTTGTTTTAATTGCTTCTAAAATTTCGTCTTTATTTTTTACGCTCATATTATAACCCCCCTATTCAACTTTTGTCCACTTGTTTTTATCAAAAATTTCGGATAATCTTAAAGAAAGCGGGTGGTCTGGTGAAATAAGAATATCTCCGTTTTCTGTTACCATAATTTCAAAACCTGTTTCGTGTTTATACTTTCCTTTTGTAAATAACATTTTATCAACTCCTTTTTCTTATAAATTGTTTCACGTGAAACATTAAAAATACCGAATCATCATATAAAGTGGTAATTTTGTTTTTCTTTTTGATGGGGTTCCACCACCCCCGCCACCGGAACTAAAATAACGATATAACATTACTGCATTGTTAAAAATTTCTGATTCTGTTAAATAACCGTCTTTTGTTATCCAGTTAGTAATATTGATGTTGTTTGCATTACTTGAAATAAAATTGTAACAAGCGTTTGCACGTTCTACCCGATAGTCCCATGACGAATCGTGTATTCCCTCCCAGCACATATTCCAATAATGCGTCAGACTTTCAATGTCGGTGCTGGCTGACTTTAAAAAATCTTCCAGTGTAGCGTACTCTTGATACCCGGTTTTAGGCATCCACACATTTTCATGTACGATATATGCGCACTGTCCGTTTCCGTCATCATCAGCATAACCATTTGATTGTAACCATTCATGCAACTGATAAAGTCTGCCGTGTGTATCTCCGCCTGTGTTAGTCCATTGACCCAGACCGTACCCTACGTTTAAAGCTGTCCAGTCGTGCGGTTCTTTTTCCCAAACACCTGGGTTTATATTTGATTCCTGCCAGAAATTACCACACATAGCTGATACAACATAAATGCTTGCACCATATCCGGTTACACCTCCGTCACCGTATCTGAAAAGTCTTTGAAATGATGAAGTGTAAGGACTGATATTCACTTGATCTGCCAGCGGTCTTTTGTCTGTGTGCGCTCCCATGAAAATTCCAGAACCCTGCCCGCCTTGACAGCACATTTCTGTATGCGTTGGATTTAACCCTATATCGCCAGCTAAATACTCACCTGTTGCAGATACTTCTGTAAAACCTAGCGACAATAGCACTTCTGCTTCATCATAGGTTGTAAATGAGTTATGAGCCGGAGCGTAATTAGGAGTTTCAAAACCACCAGCTAGTAACGCATAGTTTATAAATGAACTGCAATCATAATATGTGATACCACCGACTGTTTGTTGATTTCGATATGCGTTACTATATCCTACGTTTGGTGCGTTGCATGTTTCAATAGCCCACGAATAAGATTTATTAATGTCTGGCATGTTATCCCTCTGTAATATAACAATTGTACCCTTTATCAGACAATTCTTTTTTTATCTTTTCTGCATTTTTCCGGTTATGAAATGCGCCAACCTGCACTTTATAAATTTTCTTAATGGGCGTTAATTCTGCAAAAGAAACTTTACCGTCTGCATCACACACCCCTTTTGCAATTGCTCTGCCTAGCTCTTTTTCGTGTTCATCAATCCATTTTTCAGTGTCTTCATTATCGTGAAATTCACATTCAAGATAAACTGTTACACAATTTGTAGCATTAATTTCATATAGATTGTTTGTAGTCTGAATTCCTTTATCTTTTGTGGGTGTAAGATTTGCAACTTCTTTGTAAATGTTTATAACATGTCTGTTGTTTAGTCTGGTAGGATAACACAACACCAGTGTACCATGACCGCCACCAGCATTCGTGTGAATAGGAATATGTAAATCCGCCCCCCATTCGTTACTTTCTTTTACTCGGTTTTTATAGGTATTTTCTTTAACTGATGAACCTATCTTAACTTCATACCCATTCAATTCTAAATAGGCTCTAGCATAATCTGCAATCTTGATACAATGAAAAGCTTCTGAATGTTCACCGCCAGCAACAATATTGCTCCACTGGTCAGAGGGTGAAAGATACACTTTCATAAAAAATCACTCCTTGTTAATGTCTGAAATATGAAATAGTTCCATCAATTTTTCTGGTAAAATATCTGTGTTAATTTTACTGATATTTTCCAGAATTGAAACTAATTCTGTTGTGCACGCGTAAAGAATTATAACAGGTAAGATTGCAACGTCAATGTGAAACCCGACATATTTTCCTTGTGTGTCAATCAGCCACGCCACAAAGTAACAAAGAACAAACCCAACCTTTTTAAATAATCCGTCACGTAGTTTTGCTGATTTAATGTCTTTTGATTTTACTGCGGAAATAATACCAGTGACTAAATCAAGAGCATTAAAAATCAGTGCAATAATAACAGGGTAAAACTCCATACTTTTTTCGCTCCTTTCTTATTGTATTTAATTTTTATTATAAACTAATTGTTGCAAAATGTCAATATGTGTGCTATAATTTAATAAGGAAAGGAGCAATAAATTTATGAGTAAATACTATGATGGTACTAAACTCTTATCAATGCTGGATATAAATGGAAATAAACCAGAAATATACATGTGTACCACTAACCGTACAGGTGGAAAAACAACATATTTTGGCAGACTGTGCATTAACAGATTTCTTGATAAAGGCGAAAAGTTTGGTCTTTTATACAGGTACAATTATGAACTGGATGATGTTGCAGATAAGTTCTATAAAGATTTAGGCAGTTTATTCTTTCCAAATTATACAATGACTTCTAAACGTAGAGCAAGTGGAACGTTTCAAGAGTTATTTTTAAATGACAAAAGCTGTGGTTATGGGTTAAGTTTAAATAATGCAGACCAGATAAAAAAATACAGCCATTTATTTTCTGACATACAACGTATGATTTTTGATGAATTTCAGAGTGAAACAAACCACTATTGTGAAAATGAAACAAAGAAATTTGTCAGTGTTCACACTTCAATTGCGAGAGGGCAGGGTAAACAAGTACGTTATGTGCCAGTATATATGCTAAGTAATCCTGTTAGTATTATCAACCCTTATTATGTAGAAATGGAAATTTCCAGCAGGCTGAAAGATGATACAAAGTTTTTAAGAGGAGACGGATTTGTACTTGAACAGGGATATATTGAAAGTGCAGGTATAGAGCAAAAAAAAAGCGGATTTAACAGAGCTTTTTCTAAAAACAGCTATACTGCCTATAGTAGTGAATGCGTGTATCTGAATGATAACAAGGCTTTTGTTGAAAAACCAGCTGGAAAGTCAAAATATCTTTGCACTTTAAGATATAAGGGTAGTGACTTTGCATTACGTGAATATACTGAAAGTGGTCTGATATACTGTGATGATAAGGCAGACAGTTCTTTTTTAACCAGAATTTCAGTTACGACTGACGACCATAATATAAATTATGTTATGTTGAAACGTAATGATTTCTTTTTATCGAATTTGCGCTATTTCTTTGAACATGGCTGTTTCCGGTTTAAAGATATGCGTTGCAAGGAAGCTGTGTTATCAGCTTTAAGTTATTAGGTATCTGCTTTTGTTTCCGTTAATGAATAAACAGGATAGCACAGTTGAAAAAATACTGCCTGTTTACTTTTCGGTTTCGCTGACCGCTTTAAATGGTACAAAAGTTACAGATATAAAAATAGCGTGAGTAAAGAAGATTTTTCTTCTCCTCACGCTATTTTATTTTACACTTCTTTTTCACATTCTAATAAATACTGTTTAACTTTTTCTGGCGTTGTATCATACTTTACACATAATTCACCATATGTCATATTTTTACCTCATTTCATAAGTAGTATTAACTAGTAAGACTCCGCCACGTATGCGAATTGGTCTAAGCTTATCTGGTACTTTCAAGCCAACCTTAAAGTCACTATAATCTCTAACAACCGGCTTGTTGTCTTTGTCAAATAAAAATTCTTTTTCGTCATCACTCCAGTTTTCGTTTACGTCAGCTGTACCTTTCATTGACAGTTCAAATAAATCTTTGCATTTTTTCGGCATTCCGGCACATTTAATATTGTTGTATTGTTTACTTTCTTCTAATGGTACAAGATTTTCATGCGTTACGTGTTCAATATAAGTTTTCTGCCTCGTAAATATAGCTTTATCCCAACAACTTTCTAATTTCCAACAACAAAATTCTTTGTCGTCTACTTCAATTCCTTTTATTTCTTGCGGTAATAAATCACAATGTATACTGTCTGTATCTGCGTATATAAACCCCCTTTTTTCTGCTCCATAATAATTTTTCTGCGCAGCTCGTATTGTAAAATTTCTCGAATATGATGTAATAGCAGAGCCTATAGCAATATAACCTGGCTTCTTTTCGTTTTCTACTACTTGCATAAATCCTATAGATTTATCGTCTTTAACGTATGCAATCTTAAAAGAAGAATCGGTGCTACTTGCCATTTTACCGTATAGGTTATTTAAAAATAGCTTTGCTAACTCTCTTAACGCGCCTTTACTTTCCTTTTTTATTTTAGCATATTTGTTGATGTATTCGTCAAAAATACCAACCATAGAATAAAAGTAACAACCATCAATAATTTCAAAATCGACTAACTCATAGTGTTCTTTTATTAGTTGATAATCTGTCATAGTTAAAGTTAGTTCAACTTTAGCCTGTTGTATATTTCCGTTTTTATCTATGTAATAAGGAAAATAATCGTCGTTTTCGTGATTGTAAACATCACTGGTTTCTAATGATTCAGTTCCTTTATATTTTAAATCCCCCTTTACTTGAATAAATGGCAAATAATTGTCTTTTATATAAAACCTTGTTTTTATTCTTACAAAGTAATACATGTTGTCTTTCAATGCTTCATTCGGAATAAAATTACCACTCCAAAATTTTGGTAACCCTATAGGGTATTTATTTCCACTTTTACTACTCATCATAGATGGGTAAAGAGAATTAACGTCAGCTGTCGTTCCATTCGTTTTTATTTTGTTTTCTTTTCCTTTTACTAAATAGCACCAGCCACCCCTGTATGATTTCCGTAACCAATCACCGGCATTATTATATTTGTGTTCTTGTTTATCAATTTTAAAATCATATAGATTAGGAAACATTTCGGCGTAATCTAATTGAATTTCTAAAGATGACCGACATATTTTTTTATATTCTTCCAAACAACATGAGCCTATGGTTAATTTATTATGTCCTTGTTTAAACATAATTTCTAGTGCTTCTTTCACTACAAGAACATCATTCGCTATATACTCTTGTTCTTCTTTTGTTATCTCACACCCGGCATAACGAAAGCCAGTATATTCCATATCTAATTTTTTATGCTTTGTACCAAAACTTTCACCTATTCTTTTAACGGAAAATGGTAAAAGTTTAAGAGAGTCACGTATTTCTATAAAATGGTTTTTTACTTTTACTACAATAGAATACCACATCCCTCTATCAGATATGGAGTATTTAAAGGTATTGTTAAACATTTTAAATTGCTGTTTCCATTTTACGTCAGTTTCTTTGTCTCCAATTTTATCATATGCCTGTGTAAATTTTTTATCAACTAACAAATATGAAAGCCAGAAAGCACCATCAAATTTTAGGTTGTGATAATATATAACAACGTTGCAATTTAATGATACTAAATAATCAAAAGTTTCGGCTATGCTATGCAGAATTGTGACTTTATCGCTAAATAACTCTACAACCGCACTAGCCCAAACTTCTGTGTTTACTTGCCCTTTGTACACAGTTGTTTCAAAATCTCCCATAAAATAACGATATTCACGTTGTTTCATTCTGGTTGTTCAAAATCCTCATTATATTCTGATTCTAAATCTAAATCTTGTAACTGTGAGGGCGTTAAAGTATTGTCTGTTAATATTTCCATAAATAATCTAGTTGCTGACTGTATTGCTTCTGCTTTACTGTCCCATAATACTATAGTTATTAGTTCTGACAGTTTATCTGAGTTTGCTTGTAATCTATTTCCGATTTCTTCTTCACCAAATAACGCTATTTGCTGATTAATTAAACTTAGTAATACACTTTGTGAACGTATAGTTTCTTGTAGTGCTACAGGTCTACGTCTTTTTCTTCCTACCCAGCTTGTATCAATTTGTAATCTACTTACAAAATCATCTGTTATATTTTTAAAGACCTCTTTTCCCTCTGATGGTAGTTGCTCACGGTTTTTTTCTGCGTCTTTAAAAGACCAACTACGGCGTTGTTTCTGTCTTTCTTTTCTGGTTTTAACAGCTTTTCTAGCTCTTTGTTTTATTTCTTCTTTTCGTCTTTTCTGTCCTTCTTTAATTTCACCTGTAGATTCTTCTACATATAATGATTTTTTATATAACTTTTCTGGAGTTAATTTCTCTAATTTTCTTACGCTTGCTTTTGTTACTTTTTTAGGTTTTTGTGGTATTATATCTTCTTCAAATACAAACCCACGCTTTTCTGCTCTACGAATAAATTGCTTGATTCTTTTTAATTGTTTTGAGTATAACTTTTCTGCTTCTGATTGCTTATGTTTTTTTGCCATATTTTCACCCCTTTAATAAAATAAGGGGGGTTGCCCCCCCTGTTTAATCAACTTTATCAGATTGATTCAACATCAAGAACACAATTGATAAAATCTCGTCCTGCTTTTGTTTTACCACTGATTTTGATAACTGTAAATGGTGTGGTTTCCATTACATCATGAATATCACTGATTGAACGTTTGAAAGTTGCTGACTGACAGCTGTAAACTTTTTTCTCTGGTGTGATAATGCTCAACACCTCTACAACTTCACCTGTTTTTTCTTTCACATCATCAAATGTGAGATAGCCATCAACTGTGATTTTTTCACCGTCTACCACATCTTTCAATGATGTAATAGCTGGAGATATAGTCATAATATACTTTTCAACTGGTGTAAACTCTCTTGATGTTTCTTTAATTTTAATCATAGTTTTATTCTCCTTTAATTATTCGTTTTCTGTTTCTGTTTCGGTTGCTGTTTCTTCTGTTTTTCCTGTTCTATCTAACAGGGGATGTGCAAACTCTACAAACTCCTGTTCTGTCATACCGTAAAGCGTTTCTTCTGTTTCAGTATCTACAACATGCACGACTTTCAATGATTCGGTTTCCAAAAGAGGCTTTACCTTTTTCAGAATTGTTTCCTCGTCTTTATAGGTACGTGGGATTGTTACAACCTTGTTACAAGGTTCTGCGTGTTCAATGTCCAAACAAAGGACATTTACTTTTGTTGTTGTGATGGTACGTGTAACCATTGGTAATCTTGCCATAGCTTTTTTCTCCTTTTTTCTTTATTTTTTGTATTTTTATGCAATACCCTCTTATGAGGGAATAAAGTAAATGGAATTGCACCATTTTTTAATGCTTCACGTGAAACATTTAATGAATACTATCATACTTTAATTTTTTTTGGGGTTTAGGTGGACGGATTGGTTACCGTCACACCTGTGGCAAACGGAACTTGTTGTCCCTCATTACTTTTTTATATTACCATATTTTGTGATAAATGTCAATACTTTATTGGTTTATTTAAAAATAAAAATGGTTGGATAAGATATAATCTCGATAACTTTTTATAATATCTTTTGCTACCTGTTCAGCTGTTAAGCCGTGGGATATGTGACTTGATATTTCCGATATTGTGAAATGGTATGTGTAAATGCCTAAGGGCTGAATATCAGCAATCAAAACGTCATTATCCACCCAACATTTTGAATAGCCTTTAATTTTTTTATGTAATGCTTTTCTAACCTTATTTGCAAAAAATGCTGTAATTGTTTTTTCTACTTTAACTGCCATTGTTTTTTCTCCTTTTAT